TATACTAATGATAACACCCAATTGGCAAAAGCACAGCAACAAATTGCCAAAATACAAAAAGAAACCACGTATGGTACAAGCTGCACGCAAGCGTACCAAAACACTAATTAAGAAACTACGTTCACAATCACGATGACACTATACCGCTACTATTGTGCCGACACTAAGTGCGGCAAACATTTCTGCCTGATGGCAGCAGATGACATGGAAGCAGCATATCGTGCTGACTCTATGGCAAAGGAGTGGTACAATACCACCCTCAAAGACGTTTACCTTGACACACATTCTAACCCTAACAGACGATATAAACCTTATGACAAAGAAATACTTTCCCAACAACTACAATAAGATAGCAGCATGTCCTGCCGAGTTCTTCGAGCCATTACCTTTTGATGTATTCTTTGACTGGAAGATAAACGGGTGGGAGATGATGCCTACTACTCAATGTATTATTCGTACTGTTAATTGTAAGACAGGTAAAGTCAAAGAATATAGTTATCAACGTAAATCAGCAGCCAAGAAGAGGTTATCTAAACTTCTTAAGGAACACGAACATGAGTTGATAATATGTACAGACGAAAACATACAACACTTAAAACCAGAAAGATACATTACAGAACATGATGAAGAAAACTTCTATCCCGAGTGATGACGTCTACACTTATGAAAAACAGGCGTTAGATATGCTCTCAAAGAGCCACCCACACTATAGCGAAGTGTATAAACACCTATACGACCAAGTAAGAGATCAATTAAATGACATATGTTACACAAGATCGAATAGATCAACAGATACAACTAGAGAGAACACAGATTTCACAGGGACTCAAGCGTCTTAGAGATCAAACACTTAAACTAGAACAACAGAACTACGCATCTGCAAGTATATATGGTATAGCCTCGTTACAAACCTTGTTACCTTTGGTCGTTGACAAGATTATAACTACTAATACTAAGATACATCAAGGTAAATATGGAGCAGCATTCAAGGATATACACATATATCTTGCTACTATTGAACCACTTGCTGCAGCTAGTATTGCATGTAAGATTACATTCGATAAGGTCTTTGGATACAAGGAAGGTTGTAATATAGCAACCAATGTATGTGAAGCTATTGGCAGATCTATAGAAGATGAATGCACCATGCGACATTATGAAGAGTATGCACCTGCCCTATTAGCAGTACTTAAAGAGAACTATTGGCATAGAGCTATTGGTACTCAACAGAAGTTAACTGTTATTAAGACTCTCATGAATAGATATAAGGTATCACCTTGGACACCATGGAGTAGAACTATCCGTATTAAGTTAGGCGGTTGGTTACTTGACTGTATTATGCAAGCTAGTGGTTGGTTTTATAAACAAAGACAACGTACTGGTCGTAAGACTACAGTATTTATAGCACCTACTGCTGAGTTCATGGATATTAAAGATGAGGTCATGGCGAATGCGGAAGTATTTAGTCCACTTGCATGGCCTATGTTGATACCTCCAAAAGACTGGTCTAACACCGCTGCAGGAGGCTACATGCTCAATGAATTGATGCAAGGTCACGATTTAGTCAGAAGAGGCGATCCCTCCCGTATACAGGGAGATATACCTATAGATTTTCTCAACAAAATACAACAGGTAAAATATCGGTTAAACCCGTTCATAGTTAATACCGCTATGCTGTTAGAAGAGAGAGGTATTAGTGTAGGAAAGTTTCTCCCAATCATAAATTACGAGCTGCCACCAAAGCCATACGACATAGCAGACAACAAAGAATCCCGTAAGAGGTATCGTAGGGAAGCGGCAGAGGTAATGAATAAGCGAGCAGCAGAGTTCAAGAGATCCTGCCGAACACGCATGACCATGGAAGCCGTACGTAGATTTAAGGATATAAACTTTTATATACCTTGGTCGTTCGACTATCGTGGTCGTGCGTACCCTATCCCTGCTTTTCTGACACCACAAGATACAGACTTTGGAAAAAGTTTATTACAGTTTGCTGATGAAGCAGATGAAATATCAGAGAAGTGGTTAGCATTCCAAGTAGCTACCAGTTATGGTCTTGATAAAGCTACTATGGAAGAGAGACTTGAGTGGACTAGATCTAATGTCTCACTTGTCTCAGCTGTCGCAACTAATCCCATTGCATTTATGGCAGAATGGGAAGCGGCAGAAGAACCTTGGCAGTTTTTAGCTGCCTGTGATGAGTACTACCATTGCTGTATTAAGCAAGATAGAAAGACTACATCATTACCCGTGGCTACCGACGCTACATGTTCGGGCTTGCAAATACTTGCAGGACTCGCTCGGGATAAGTCCACAGCTAAGTTAGTTAATGTTATCCCTTCAGATAAGCCACAAGACGCATACGCTAAGGTGGCAGAGACAGCACTAAACTTAGGAATACCACACAACATACATTCAGTATGGGACAGGAAGTGCGTTAAACGTACTGTTATGACTATCCCATACAACGCTAAACCTTTCTCTAACAGGTCTTATATTAAAGAAGCCTTAGCGGAGAAAGGAGTAGAGGTCGATAAAGACGACTTAACGCAGATAGTTAATACTGTACGTCAGGCTATGCACCTTATCGTGCCCGGTCCGATGTCAGTTATGAAATGGATAGAGACTGAAGTTTCACAATCAATAAAGCGTGGAGCTAAACATGTGGAGTGGACAACACCTTCTGGATTTGTCGTTAAGCAACACATTATGAAGAAGAAGGTAGAACGATTAGACTTACAACTACTTGGTAGATGTCAGTTATCCGTTGCAACAGAGGACAGTGACAGAATTGATCTTACTAGACACAAAGCTGCAACTGCACCCAACCTTATTCATAGTCTTGACGCATCTCTCTTACACCTCGCTGTGCGTAGTTTTGATGAACCAATCGCACTAATCCATGACAGTGTGTTAAGCAGATGTTGCGACATGGATAAACTATCTGCTATAATTAGAGAGACATACATGCTTCTCTTTGCAGAGCATGATTATCTCATGGACTTTGCTCGACAAATCGGAGCAGAGACAGTACCGCCGATCATTGGTGACTTACAACCAGAGTCGGTAATAGAATCCACTTATTTTTTCTGTTAACATGACAATAGATATTTATAAAGATGCTTTCTTCTCACATAGTCCATTTTCTAGTTTCTTTGCACCTACTGAAATATATGTAGTTGCTAGAGAAGATATAGAAAAAGCAAAAGAACAACAAACAAGGAAGCAACTTGAAGCAATCAACAATAGGATTGCATACTACGAACAACAAAGAACCGAAGTTCAAAAAGAACTTGACCAATTAACCCGTACAAAGGAGACCGCAACTAATGACTAAAAATGTACACGTAACTAACGAAGTACAACTGGAAGGCTTTCAAGCCATACTTGAACCCGGTAAGTTTGGTTATTCTTTATCAGCAGTAGTTGATGAGGATATGATCGACGCACTCGAGACTGAAAGAACAGCCTTACTCGGTTGGGCAGAGTCTAAACTCAAGAACCCAAAGAGAGCTACACTTAAACCAACACCATGGGAAGAGGTAGCTGAAGGTAGATATAAAATCAAATTCTCATGGGGAGAAGACAAGAGACCCGGCGTAGTCGACACCGAGGGAACACCAGTTACAGATAAAAAGACACCACTATATGGAGGATCTACAGTTAAGCTTGGTTTCTTTCAGAAGCCTTACATACTCAAAGATGGAGTTACCTATGGAAGTAGTCTTAAGCTACTTGGTGTACAGGTTGTCGCAATAAAAGAAGGTGCTGGAGTCGATACAGATACTATGGACGATGCTGATGTAGCTGATCTATTCGGTACAACTGATGGATTCAAAGCAACATCACAATCACAACCTACACCTATAAATGAAGAAGAAGAAGAGGACTTTTAGGTCTAAGTTAGAAGAACAGGTAGCTGCTCTATTAGATCAGTTAAAAGTGCCATACGAGTACGAGACGTGTCAAGTAGCGTACACTATTATGCACCACTACAATCCTGACTTCATACTACCTAATGGAATCTATCTTGAATCGAAAGGGTATTGGGACGCAAAAGACAGACGTAAGATACTAGCTGTAGTTAAGGATAACCCTGATATAGACTTACGAATGGTATTCCAAGCACCTTTCAATAAGATTTCAAAGAAATCAAAAACTACCTATGCCCAATGGTGCGAAAGACATGGCATTAAATGGGCAGCGGTACACGCCATCCCCATAGATTGGTTAATATAATGAATGAAAGCGAATTTGTGGCACATGAACCTTGCAGTAACTGTGGTTCGTCAGATGCTAACTCAGTTTATTCTGACGGCCATAAATTCTGTTTCGTGTGTCAGACATACACCCCTGCGGAAGGGGACACACCCACAACACACATGACGAATGACAGCAGTAAAACAAAAGCAAAGTTCCTCGGAGAAGCAGAAGCCCTTAAAAAGCGAGGAATCAGCGAAGCAACCAACAACTTCTACAGAATCTACAGATATGGTAACACCTTACGTTTCCCATATTACGGAACAGATGGCTCAGTTGTTGGCTTTAAAATCAAAACAAAATCGAAAGACTTCCATTACGAAGGAGGATCTACAGATACGCTTTTTGGTCAACACTTATTTCCTACTACTGGTAAGCGAATTGTCATCACTGAGGGAGAATTAGATGCAGCCTCTTGTTACGAGGTTATGTCAGGCTGGCCGATGGTCAGCTTACCTCATGGTGCGGCAAGTGCCAAAAAGGACTTACAAAAACAAATACCCTTCTTACAGGGATATCAAGAAATCGTCCTCTTCTTCGACAACGATGATGCAGGGCGTCAGGCCACTGAACTTGCCTCGGGAATACTCCCGTCCGGTAGAGTCAAAGTGGCTAGACTTGAAAATTATAAAGATGCTTCAGATGCTCTCCAAGCTGGGGATGCTGACAGTATCAGAAGAGCCATCTGGGACGCAAAACCATACCGACCAGACGGAATCTTAGATGGTAAAAGTTTATTTGATATAGTAACTGAACCATCACCTCCATGTGCTCATGAGTACGAATATAATGGACTAAATGAGAAGTTACATGGTATAAGGTATGGAGAATTAATCACAATCACTGCTGGAACTGGTAGTGGTAAGACCTCATTCGTTAGAGACCTAGCATCTAGCCTTTGTAAGAAAGGTGAGACTGTTGGTGTCTTAGAATTAGAGTCTAATACGAAGCGTACAGCACTTGGCTTAATGTCAGCTGCTGTAGGTAAAGCACTTCACATCGGAGAACACGAAGAAGATGAACTCAAACAACATTTCGATGATACGCTTGCTAATTGGAATGTCTATCTTTTCGATGGCTTTGGTAGCTTTGACCCAGATGTTATTTACAACAGGATCGAATACCTTGCCAGTGGATTGGAATGTCGTGTTATATTCTTAGACCACTTGAGTATATTGTTGTCAGGACTTGATGGCGATGAAAGAAGAATGATAGATTCCACCATGACTAGGTTAAGAAGCTTAGTTGAAAGAACAGGTATCACATTATTTTTAGTATCACATTTAAGGAGAAGCAACAGTGACAATAATGCGCACGAGGAAGGAGGACGTGTATCCCTCGGACAATTACGAGGATCTCATTCGATCTCTCAAATCAGCGATAGCGTCATCGCTTTGGAAAGAGACCAACAGAGCGAAGATAACAACAACACTACAACTGTTAGAGTTCTTAAGAACAGATATTCAGGAGAAGTTGGAATCGCTACCAGATTAAATTATGATTTATCCACCTGTAAATTTTATGAAACTAAGACAGATGACGAGCCAGAGTTCGACGTTACAGCCGACTTCTAGGCTTATTAGACCGAACCCACCAACAAGGAGAGACATTGAACAAGCCAAATTCAGAGACAAAACCTACTACCCTCCTGTTCGACATAGAGACAACACCTCTGAACGCAGAGAGGACTGAAATACACTGCATAGTCGTTATGGACTATGAGACTGGTGAAGTTGAAAGATTCAATGACACTGGACAAGCAAACCCAATAACTAATGCTGTCACATCTCTTATGGACGCTGACACTATTATTGGACATAATATTATAGGGTTTGATATACCTGTAATCAAGAGAGTCTACCCATTCTTTGAACCAAAGGGTAGAGTTATTGATACATTAGTATTATCAAGGTTATACCACCCTGACATGATTTCAACTGATAAGAAATTACAAGTCGAAGGTATGCCAACTAAGCTGTATGGTCGCCACTCACTCGAATCCTACGGCTACAGACTAGGCGAATACAAAGGGAACTTTGGAGAGACGTCTGACTGGAAGGAATGGAGCAAAGAGATGGAAGACTACTGCGAACAAGATACAATTGTTACGAGGAAACTATGCCACCATTTCCAACCTTACCTGATTGGGTTGAATTAGAACATCAGGTCGCCCACATATTACAAAAACAAGAAGAACATGGATGGTATTTCGACACACGAGCAGCATATGAACTCGAATCAACTCTGCGAAGAGAAATGGAAGAAGCTATTGGAATATTACGCACAAAGTACGGGTTCGTTGCAGGAGCGTTGTTTACACCTAAGCGAAATAACCGGACACAAGGGTACGTACAAGGATGCCCATTTACAAAACTTAAACAACTTAACCCAACATCAAGAGACCACATAGCATGGATTCTGAAGACCCACGAGAACTGGAAACCGACACAGCTAACAGCGACAGGAAAACCAGTAATAGACGAGACTGTATTAAAGGATATTGGGTCGGAGACAGCCCTACTGTTTCTTCGATGTCTAGATATTACCAAGAAATTGGGGATGATCTCGGAAGGCGTGAACGCATGGCAAAAGCTTGTTACGACGTCTAACAGAATACACCACCACTGCTCAGTCGCAACTAATACGTTTCGCTGTGCACACAGAAAACCAAATTTAGCACAAGTACCATCAGATGAAAGATTTAGAAAACTATTTACCGCAACACCTACTAAAGTTCTGGTATCTGCCGATCTTAGCGGTATTGAGCTCAGGATGCTTGCCCACTATCTCGCCAGATATGATAAAGGACGCTATTCCAGAATCCTCACTACCGGAGATATCCACGCCACTAACGCCGAACGAATCGGAATCACAAGACGGCAAGTCAAAACAGTCACTTACGCCTTTCTCTACGGAGCAGGGAATATAAAACTAGGGAGGAGCTTTGACAAACAGTTATCCGAAAATGAAGCGGCCAAGAAAGGAGCCGATATACGCAAGGCTTATGTTGATGCCATTCCGGGTCTTGCGGAGCTGTTACAAGCTTGCCAGAAGTGTAGTCAGAGAGGTTATGCAAACGCCATCGACAGTCGTCGTATCAGCGTGGACAAAGGGCATAAGTTTCTCAACTACCTCTTACAGGGAAGCGCAGCGACAATCGCCAAAAGATGGATGGTCACCATAAATGAGTGCCTTCCAGAAGATGCACATCAGCTATCATTTGTACATGATGAACTCAATTATGAATGTTATAGACGCTCTC